GCATATGGGTAATTCCCATTATCTTTTTGGCAATTACAGTATGACCTGTAATGCCCGGAGTGGATCAGAACTATCAAGGGCTGCTTGCATAGCATATCTAGCCTGCCCAAATTCAATGTTCGCCATTGGTGGTATACTCATGAATTTGCTCAGGTTAGCATAGTATGAGACTGCCAAACCCTTATAGGCTTTGTACATTGTCCTTTCCCATTCCGACTTGTTAGCGAATTCATTCTTCTTAGATGTTATCCTAGCCTTACGTTTCAGAGCTATAGTGCTCCTACTCCCTCTAGCTACGGCATCTTTAATCTTATTAAATTCGAGTCGTTCTCCGAAATTTTTCCAGACTTTATAAGCATAATCATTTACCCCTGGCCAAAATGATGGATCATCTATTTCGTATGGTATTTCATATGCTTCATTGTCTGTTATTATCTTAGTTTCAACCGGTGCCCAGGTATCAGTCGAGATACCGCCACACACCCTGTGAGCTGTGTGTATGTCGCGCACAACGTCATCACCAACTCCGAATATCTTAGTGACACGTTTGTCGAGTTGTTCTTTTATCGCTGTTACCGCAGATTGTACCCGCGTTCTGTTTGCCAGGTCGCGCAATCTAGCCTGGTCTGCTTCCATAACTCGTACTACTGACAGTGGTTCGTTAGACTCAATCCTACTGTGTACAAGAGTAGCACAAGACCTACTTAAGTACTGAGCCCCAAGACCATCGCCTCCGCTCATACCGTGTTCTACCCTCAGAAATTCACTTATCGAAAACAAGTTACACTTCGCCGGCTGTGCTCGCGCATTTATCCGGTGCATAGCGTCCATTATTCTTACTGCTGTGCTCACGCGGTTGAGACTAATCATAACATCATCACCGTTGTGTACCGAGTCTTGAACGTCATCCAGATCAAATACGCCAGCTAATTTCATATACGCCCAGTTTAGCACAGTGTTCATAAATGTGGTTAACCGCCATCCTGACAGTAATGTACCTTGTAGTCTGTACCACTCCTTGGTATCAGGATCTAGTACCCACATGTGTCTGACGGACTCACACACCCAGTTCATCGCCTCTGCTTGTTCATCAGACATGTTGCGACTAAATGTGTCCCTGAAAGCGCACAAAACCGTATACATACTAGCTATTGAATGCTGAGAATTGAAGTCATCATAATCGAAGCAGAAACTAGAGGCACCGTCCAGCATCATGTTCACCCGTTTGTGCACCTTTGCTGCCTCTGCCTGGTCGCCTACTGGGAACTTGTGAGTGAGAACATCCTCGCACCTGAACATTGCAAAGTTAGTTATCAGTGTACTTCGTAGATCCGTCCCGTAGATAGCACGTTGCTTGCCCCATTCGTACTTCGTCGACGTCCAAGCTCGTACCTCAGGCGGTGATGCTATCATTCTAGATATTTTGTGTTTGGGCATTTTGTTAACAGTTATGAACTTGTTCCTAGTATACTGACCAGGATAGATATAATCGTTGTCTTCTTCGTATTGAGAGTGGACACTGCCACCTGGAACCCACTCCCATCTGTTTGCAGTGTAGTCATCCCACGTCATAAAGGGATATTTATACGTCTGCTTTGATCCTTCGAACATGTCGCGCACACACGAATATAGCCGTGCTTGATCAACTACAGCCACGTCGGGATTCAAGCGATGATCCTTTTCAGCTTGCCAAGAGACATGGCCAACACCTCGGTTCATCAATACTGCTAACTCGAATAGTTCAGTGAGTGGTTCGTAATCAGCCGTGTGTATGCTCTTGATCTGCCCACTACTGGCCTTGAGACGTGCAGTCAGAGCATCAGGCCCAGGCTCACCGACCCATATTGCTCTAGAATCCAAGAAAATTGGTACAAATTTTTCACTTAGTGTCAGGACATATGCGAGAATAGTAGCTACTGCTGCTTCAAGATCTACTTGTAAGTTCGCGAGCAGCTCAACTACACACATTAAGTAGTATTTACGTCTAGGCGAGACCTTTGCGGCCGCTTCCACTAGCTCGTCTGGCCGCAAGTGAGTATGATGTTGAGCAGTGACCTTAGACCTTGTGTATAGCCGTAAACCCTTGAAGTGTTTGGGTCGTATATTGCGGTCTACGTCCAAGATATTCGCTAGCGAATCCATAACGGTAGGTGTGTTATAACAAAACCCTGCCACCTGTGAGTACGTCGCAGAAGCCTGGCGACGCGCCGCTGGGCTTAAAATTGTCATGTTGGTATCAGTCTGTACGTACAAGGCATAAGTGTCACTGAACCTCAATGCTGTTACATTTACAGCGTAGGTGTGCGATTTGTATGCAAACGAAGACGTGTCAGACGTAGTAAAATCACTAATTACTGCGGCAGGTACGATGTCAAACAAGAAGTGAGTGGCTTTCTGACGCGATACAGCTTGTACTCTGTTCCTGAATCTAATCCACGCAGGGTACGTACCTGGTTCCTGCAGTATGTACCTTGTAGGGCGGGGTCCGTGTGAGGGTTCGATTACGTTTACTCTACTAAAACATTGTCCGCCTGTTCTATCAACTCTTCGTGGGCAGCGCCAGCTGTAGGTTCTCCGGTAGGCATTACAGCTGGCATCGTAAGACCTACCACTCCTAAACCCTGCTGAGTACGACGCACACTACCCCAGTAGTTCTTAAGTTCGCCCGCATTGATCACCTGAATGCCGGTCGAAACAGGCTTAACATAATCAAGATTGATTCGACTAGCATGATACACCGCATGCGCACCAGCCTGCACATGAGTATCATATATAGTGGTGCTGACTTCTACAGATCTGAAGAATGCTGGTGAATTCAGTCTAGGTAGTTCAACGAAATGTCTAGCTCTGCGTTCGATGGCAGTAACGAATACTTCCATCACGTCACCGTCAGTGACAAATTCAGGTATGTGTGTCCATGTGTCACCGTTGTCAGCATAGAACTTAGTTAAGCCGTGTGTATCGCCATACACTTTGAAGTGAGTGTCATACCCGGCTACCCTCAGTGCCCAGGCCAACTTCCATGCTTCGAGTTTATCATACACGGCACCCTTACGGAGATACTTGTTAGCAGCCTTAATGACAAAATTCCCACAGTAAGGATTTGCAGTATCAAACGCAGCTACTGGAAATATCATGTATGGTGAACATGCCACAGGTACACCCACAACCACTAAATGATCATCAACAATGTTATAGCCAGCGGGCTCAATGACCGTGATGGGTACTTGTGTAACAGCATCAAATTCTAGAAGATCTGGATAAGTGACATACACATCTGACATCCCATTTAGGGGCGCATCTTGTCCGGTACAACATGCTAGTGCGGCCTGAACGAACGTCTCCGGTTGCAAAAACGCTCCATCTTCATAGCTGTCATCTATAGTTGTGCCGAAGCCTGTTTTCTTAACGCGACGTAAGTATAGTCCGGTGTTTAACGCTACTGACACCTGCATCGCGTAAGTGAACACCAGCTCGGGTTTCGCCATGATAGCAGACCAGTCTTCTAGGGCTGTAGCCTGAATCAACGCTGCATCACCTGATAACAAAAAGGGGTACCTTCCTCGAATAGACCCAAATTTTGGTATATTGACCAATGCGTCATGCATCAGCCAAGCGTAGCCCTCAGCGCAGTTAGGGACAGGTTTCATCATAATTTGAGCTAACAGTTGTGCTGCAGTGTAAAACTGATTGTACAGCCTGTTATGGTTCACGTACTTACGAAGTGCCGATAACATTACTTTAGACGAGGGGGGGCGGAACTGGTCATCAGTTCTATCGCCTTCTATCCACTCGTCAGCGTCTTGAACAGTAAGCGCATGGCGGTAAGCGAACTTATCAGCTAGTTGGGGTGCCTCGTAGTCTATCGCTAAGTTAGTACGTCTATGCCACTTACTCATCATCATAAGCACGAAATTGACTTCCGTTACGGTCAATGGCCTAACATCTAGGTACGGGACGTCGATTGATGGAAATGATTCAGAAAACTGTGCCCAATCAGGATACGAATCAGTAGACCTGTCACTAGGCCAAGCGAATTGTGTTGGGCCTGCCGTGTCATCGATAGTCACTGGTAGCTTGATTTTGACATGTCCATCATGGTACATAGGGATATCTCCAGCGCTATATTGGCCCTGTTCGGTCAATACTTGTAAGTGGTAAGCACGCAACATGTTCATCAACAGTGCCACGTGATTGTCATACCAACGCCAGGATGTAATATTATACGCATGAGATGCAACAGCATTACCTGGGATACCGCAAGTGGATCTCAACTCATTGAGGACATTGTCAATGGCAAGTCCTCCATCCAAAGTTAGGTACTTTTTAGCAATACCTTCTAGGTAAGAACTGCCTTCATTAAAGCAGACTGTCGGGTTACCGACTAACGTAAATTTTTGAGAAACACCATAAACTCGGTTGAATACTAAGTTGTCAAACTTGAAATCAGTCCGAACTCTATTATGGGCAACAAAAGTTCCGCGATCAGAACAAATAGAGAATAGATCAGACGATTTATCTTGAGAGTTTTTAGTAACAAATCTTAGCATGGGGAGTTATATGAATTTAAAAATTTTTC